TCCCCGATTACGATGGATTCAAAAAGTCTGAGGCGGCAAAAGGATCGACGCCCAGGCAGAACACCGTTGTAGCCCCTGCGACTCGCAGTGTGAGCGGCAACCGCAAAGTGGTCCAGTTAACTCCGACGCAAGTGCGTCTGGCAAAGCGGCTTAATCTGACAACTGAACAGTATGCTGCCCAGTTGCTCAAAGAGCAGAATCTGTGATGGAGATGAATATGTCTGGAATCACAATCAATCGTGCTAGCCGCGAAGCTGAAACTCGGGAAGCCAATACAGCTCCCGCCGCCTGGAAGCCGCCTTCCATCCTGCCTGATCCGACTCCTGAACCCGGTTATGTTTATCGCTGGGTAAGAACGGCTATGGCGGGCGTAGCAGACAAGACCAACGCCAGTCGTCAGTTTCGTGAGGGGTATGTGCCCGTTCGCGCTGAAGACCATCCTGAGCTGATGTTGGAAGCCAACGACAAGGGTAATGTCGAAATTGGCGGTCTGTTGCTGTGTAAGATTCCTGAAGAAGCTGCACGTCAGCGTGCAACTTATTATGAGAATCTTGCAAACAAGCAGATGGAAAGTGTGGATAATAACTTTATGCGCGAGAATGATCCTCGGATGCCGCTGCTCCGTCCGGAGCGTTCCTCCAAGGTCAGCTTTGGCGCAGGTTCAAGAGACTAATCCTTAACACCAACGCAGAAGGGTAAAGAAGATGGCTTCGACCTCTTCCCCGTATGGGTTTCGTCCCATCAATCTGCTGGGTGGCCAAAACTACGCTGGTTCCACCCGGCTTTATGCTATGGTTAGCGGGTATGTTCCTGCTATTCAGTTTGGCGACCCGGTTGCCATTTTGAATACAGGTACAAATCGCGGAACTATTGTTCGCTATAGCTCCACAAACACTGTTGCTACAACTGCCACAACTGCTGCTGGTAGCGAAACTGCTGCTACTGCCATTGGTTTTGTCGGTGTTTTTGTGGGTGTTACTTACACAGATGCTACTCTGGGTAAGACATTTAGACAGAACTACACGGGCAGCATCACTGCATCTGATCTTCAGGCGTATGTGGTTGATGACCCGGATGCTCTGTTTCAGATTCAGGCTAATGGCACACTTGGTCAGACAGCTCTGGGAACAAATGCGTCCATCATTCAGACGGTGATTAGCAGCACCAATCTCAACACTATCTCTGGTGTTGGTCTGAAGTATGATAGCATTGCCAGCACAAACACGCTTCCGCTGACGATTGTTGATTTCGTCAATGGGCCGACAAGCGCGATTGGCGATGCTTATACCGATGTGATTGTGCGCTTTAACACACACATGCACCGCACGGGCGCCACTGGCCGCACCGGCGTTGCCGTTTCCTAAGGAGGGTTGAAAAATGGCTGTTAGTCGCGCACAACTCCTCAAGGAACTGCTTCCCGGTCTGAACGCTCTGTTTGGCCTGGAATACAAGCGGTATGCCGAGGAACATAAGGAAATCTATGAGGACGAAACCTCAGAGCGTTCCTTTGAAGAAGAAGTGAAGCTCTCGGGCTTCGGTTCTGCTCCGGTCAAGGCTGAAGGCGCTGCCATCTCGTATGACAACGCGCAGGAAGCCTGGGTGGCTCGCTTCACCCATGAGACTATCGCTATGGGCTTCTCCATCACCGAAGAGGCGATGGAAGACAACCTGTATGATAGCCTCTCTGCCCGCTACACGAAGGCCCTGGCTCGCTCTATGGCCTACACGAAGCAGATTAAGGCGGCGTCTCCGCTGAACAACGGCTTCACCAGCTACAACTCTGGTGACGGCGTGACTCTGTTCAGCACGGCTCATCCGCTGGTGTCTGGCGGCACAAACTCCAATCGTCCGTCCACTAATGCGGACCTGAATGAAACCTCTCTTGAGGCGGCTGTCATTCAGATCGCGGCGTGGACAGATGAGCGTGGTCTGCTGCTTGCTGCTAAGCCGCGCAAGCTGATCATCCCGCCTGCGCTGATGTTCGTGGCTACGCGCCTGCTCGAAACTGAGCTGCGCGTTGATACTGCGGACAACACGATCAATGCCCTGAAGAACAACGGTTCGATCCCCG